ATGCTCGCCAAGATGATCTGGCCGGTGGACGCCCTCAAGCAGCTCGACTTCCCAAGGTGGCGCAAGGGGTCTCTCCCCGGCCAGATGATCGGGGCGCACAAGCTGGAGGCGTGGGGCTACCGTCTGGGCCTTCAGAAGGGTGAGTATTCCGCCAAGGTGAAGGAGCTGAACAAGCTCTACCAGGCGTCAGGTCACGACAAGTCCGTTGTGCCAGAGGAGTATCATCCCCTCTTCACCGTAGACGACAAGGGTGCTCCCAAGCTCTACGAGTGGGCCGCGTGGTGCAAGCCCATGCAGGACTACTGCGTGGTGGACGTTGAGGTCACCGAGAAGCTGCTCTCCCTCGTGGAGGCGCACCTCAATGGTTCCGCCAAGGCCGCCCATGGGATCGGCTGGAGCCCACGCTCGGTGAAGCTCGAAGCCGACATGTGGGTGGAATGCTTGGGCATTGAGAAGCGCGGCTATGGGTATGACCTGGAGACTGCCATTGGTCTGACCTCCAAGCTCAAGACCCGTCAGGCCGAGCTGGAGAAGGAACTCAAAGCTGCCTTCGGTGCGTGGTGGCAACCGTTGGACGACATCAAGACGGGCATCAAGCCGGCCAGAGATTATTCAGAGGTCCGCACCGACCTTCCGAGCGTTACCTTGCGCCGCTTCTCCGAGAAGACCGGCAAGGAACTGAAGCCGTATGTGGGACCACCGAAGGCCCACTACTCTACGGACGCAGCACATGTCCGCATCAAGTGGACCGAGTTCAACCCGAAGTCGCGGCAACATCTGGGGGATCGACTCCAGGCCGTCTTCGGGTGGACCCCATCTGAGTACGGTGGGGCGAATGGGGACCAAGCCAAGGTGGATGAAACCACCATCAAGGGTATCCCAAATACCGTCATTCCCGAGACCCTGAAGGCCGTGGTGCTGGAATACCTTGTGGTGTCCAAGACGCTCGGCCAGATGGCGGACGGACGGAAGAGCTGGAACGATTTGTGTGCAGAGGATGGTCGTCTCCACGGACGCATCGACCCTCTCGGTACCGTGTCGCACCGAGGCGCACACAACAACCCGAACCTGGGCCAAGTCCCTTCGGTCTCCGTAAAGGAAACCAAGGACGCTGACGGCAAGGTGGTCTCCAAGGAGATTATCTACGGTTGGCATGGCGGGTTTGGAGCGGAATGCCGCTCGCTCTTCCGTCCCGGAACACCCGGATGGGTACAGACTGGTTCCGATGCGTCGGGCTTGGAGCTACGCCTACTCGGCCACTACCTGTGGGACTACGATGGTGGGGAGTTTGCCCGAAGGGTATCTACCCCAGGTCTCGACATCCACGCGGAGAATGGCAAGCTGACCGGCCTGTCCCGTGCGGAAACCAAGACGGCCACCTACGCTTTCCTCTATGGCGCTGGGAACCTAAACCTTGGGATGCAGGTCGGTGTAGACCCCGAGGATGTCGAGAAGCTGGCCGATCACGCCGACGCAAAGCGGTACGTCCAGTGGGCCAAGAAGACGATCCCCAACTTCGTCACCCCCGACCGTCAGACCATGGCGTTCATCACCAAGGGCGCTGACGTAAAGCGGCGCTTCATGTCCGGTATTACTGGCCTGAAGGACCTCCAAGCGGCAGTTGTCTCCGAGGGCAAGCAGTTCGGCTTCATCATCGCTCTCGACGGCCGGAAGCTCTCCATCCGCAAGGCCCATGCCTCCCTCAACCAGCTACTCCAAGGCGGCGGCTCCATCGTCTGCAAGAAGTGGCTGCTGGAGACCAAGGCCTACTTGGCGGAGCGCGGACTGTTCCCTGACGTGGACTTCGGCCTGATGGGTTGGGTCCACGATGAAGGGGGCTACGAGCATCGGGACGGCCTCCAGGCCATCATTGCGGAGGCTTCGGCTGAAGGGATGAGGAGAACGGCAGAGTACTACAACTTCCGGGGTGAACTGGCGGTCGATACCAAGCATGGCCTCACCTGGCTGGACACACACTGATGGGTAAGGCCCGTCCAATGTGGTTCGTCCAGATGGAGTCCGGCTGCATCGTCTGCCTTTCTCATCTCCTCAATGCGGATGGCTACCTAAGGAAAACCTGGGGCTCCATCGACGGGGGAAGAGTGGCGGAGATGTTCCACCGCTTCATCTACCGGGCACATAAGGGGCCCATACCGGAAGGCCACGAGGTGGATCATACCTGCCGGAACCGGGCCTGCTGTAACCCAGACCACCTAAGCGCACTCGATGGTGCACTACACGCCATCAAGACCAACCAAGAGCGGTACGCCACACGGCTGGCCGCTGCCAAGGACTACTGGCTCCATCACCGACCCTCCGGCACCAAGTTAGGCGAACTCTTCGGGGTCTCGTTTAGCGCCGCCTGTGGGTGGGTGCGCCAGTGGAAGGCAGAGGTAGCCCTCGCCTAGACACCACAACCTTCTTCACAACTGAAAGGACTACCTATGACCCTGCACATGGGCAATGACTACTTCGTGCCGTTCTCGATCCCCCAGACCGAACTGCTCGCCGGCACCACCATTGAGGTCGTCGCCCCAGTGGATGGCTTCGTTAATGAAATCCTCGGCGTGGTCCAGGCTGACGTTACCACTGGCGGTGTCATCTCGGTGAAGATTGGGACAGTCGATGTGACCGGCCTTGCGCTGACCGTTGCGGACGCTGCCACCAAGGGCACCACCTACAGCGACGAAGCGACCCAGCCTTCCGCCGTCCGCAAGGTTGCCAAAGGTGACCGCATCCAGGTCGTGCCGGCTGCCGAGTTCGCCACCGCTGGCGCCATCAACGGCCTGCTCCGCATCAACACCGGCAAGTAGACCATGGGGGGAAGGTCACGCGCTGTGGCCGGGACTGGCTACCTCGGTCCCATCCCTACCCAAGTGTGGGAAGTCCTCACCAAGGCATGGGAGTCCCCCATTTACCTGGCCTCCAACTACGCAAGGGAGGAGGCGATCAGCGTCTCCTTTGCGGCGTCCATGGGCTGGGTGACCACCATAGCGCCAGATGGGAAGAGCTACTCCCGCCAGTGGCACATCACCAAGGAGGGTCTTCTGGCCCTCGAAACCTCAACCAAGCTGTAAGGAGCCTCCATGGCCCTCTTCGTCACTGCTGCCCTCGTCGTTATCCTTGCCATCTCCACCGCCGTCTTCATCGTCATCGACCTGTTCAACTACGAGCCGTCGAGATGCCCCAACTGGTTCAACCGCCTCATCGTGGTTCTTGTCCTCCCGCTGGTCATCGCCGGCAACACCTGCTTCCTCCTGTACTACCTGGTGTCCACCCTCAACATCTTCACGGCATACGATATGTCCTACGATGGCCTGTGGGGCGACATCGTGAGCTGCTGGCACGAGGGTTACTGACCCACCATGGCACAGCGCACCATCCTCGTGGACGGGGACACCATTGCCTTCGTCGCAGCGGCGGCCTCTCAGAACACCATCGAAACCGAGACAGGGTTTGTGGAGCCGTTCGCCCGTAGGGTGGAAGGCGAGGCTATTGTCGATAACACGATCCACTGGCTGATGACCAAGCTCGGCGCCACAGACATGAAGGTGTTCCTCTCGTGTCCCGGCGCCGAGAACTGGCGTCTCAGTGTCGATCCCAACTACAAGTCGAACCGCAAGGCATCCGTGCGGCCGCTCCTGCTCCAGCCCCTCAAGGAATACCTGAGGCAGAAGTACGGTGCCGAGCACTACGCCTACATCGAGGCGGACGACGCTCTGGGCATCTTCGCCACCTCCGAGACCCTCATCCCCGGCGAGAAGATCGTGGTGGGACGGGACAAGGACTTCGCCACCATCCCCGGTCTCCACTTCCAGCTCCGTGATGTGGACGCCGACAAGAACCCCATCGTGCGTTCCATCACGCCACTGGAAGCCCGCCTGAACCACTACGTCCAAGCCCTCGCTGGTGACGCTGTGGATGGCTTCCCCGGCTGCCCCGGTATCGGCATGACGCGGGCTCGGGACATCGTGGACAACCCTGACCGTCTGGTCCCCAAGGCCGGCGTCATCACCCGAGGCAAGAACAAGGGCGAGGAGGTCATCAAGTGGCATTCCGCTGGGCCCTGCTCCGTGTGGGAGGCCATCGTGTGCCGCTACGACAAGGCCGGCCTCACCGAGATGGACGCCATCCGAACCGCCCGCTTGGCCAAGATACTTCTGGCCGAGGACTACAACATGGACACCCATGAGGTTCGCCTCTGGGTCCCGCAACCCACCTAAAGGACCACCACCATGCACATCATCTGGGCCATCGTCGCGGCTGGCCTCATCCTGCTCAACGTGGCGGGCTACATCGCCATCTCGTGGTGGATCATCGCTGCCATCGTCATCGCCATCCCGGTCGGCGTCTGGCTGTTCTTCATGGCGTGGCTGTTGGCTGCCATGTGGTGGGCCTTCAAATGAGCAGCCGGGCAGCCGACTTTGGACGGAGCCTAGCGGACGACATCCAGTCCATCCGCCAGCGTGTTGAGCGTGTGGCTCGGGGCCGGGTGAGAATGGTGGACATCGACATCACCGCAAGTCTCCGCATTGTGGAGACACTCGATGCTCTAGCCACCGATGTCACCTCCGCCATCATCCCAGCCACGGAGTGACCCCTTGGTAACCTACCTGAACGACTCCCGCCACGGGACCATCATCTTCGAGGGCGATGCCCCCACTGTGGGCGACCTGCTCCACTACAACGACCTCACCAAGTGGCAGCGTGAGGTGGTCGAGAGCTTCCTTGGTGCCGACGATGATGCCGAGAAGCTCACCAATACCATCACCAAGATCAAGCGGCACATCGCGCTGCTGATCGGCGCCGACTGGAAGCCAAACCGTGCGGCCGGCGACAACGTGACCCGCCCAAGCCACTACGACCGCTTCCCCATCGAGCCAACCTTCTATGCCCAGATGGTGGGACTGGATTGGTGCCGGGGGAACGCCCTCAAGTACCTCTTCCGGTACCCGTTCAAGAACGGCCTGGAGGACCTCAACAAGGCAGCCCGCTACATCGAGATGTACGTCAAGTACCTCGACGGCGACCCAGAGTGGAGCAAATAGATGGCCACGAACCGTCCCCGCCCGAACTTCAAGCGGACACAGGGCCCCGGCGAGAGGCCACCCAACCTCATCCCCAACGTCACCCTCAACACGGCGTCGGCCATTCGGGACTACCTGAAGGACAACTTCCAGCCGTCCTGTGTGGGCCAGCACGAGCGGGAGGTGGATGCCCATCGTCGGGCCGGAGAGGTTGGGCTCGCCCAGCGCCTCATCGCCACCATCGAGTACGCTCAGGAGCGGCCCGACCCCGAGACTGTGGAGGAATAGCCATGTGCTTCTCTGGGGGCCAACCCAAGGCCCCAATCAACAAGCCGACCTATGCCCCCGACCAAGCCTCCGACTACTTCGATGTCACCATGGAGGATGAGGAGGACGGCAAGGTCAAGTCAATCAGCAAGCGAACCGCCCAGCAGAACAAAGACGCTACGGCCGGTCGCACATAAAGGAGAACCATATGTGTTTCTTTGGTGGGGGTGGCGGCAGCGCCGCCCAATCGCAGCCTGAGACACCGGCCGCATCGCCGGCAGCCCCTCTAGCAGCGGCAGACGCCCCCAAGGTGGGTCAGACCCGCCGTGACGAGAACCTCCGCAACTTCGGCACCGAGGATGGACCCAACTACCGTGTCCGCTCCGGCAGCACCGAGGAGGAGGACTACCGAGTGGCCGATAAGGCCGGCATCCAGATGTAGTCCATAAGGACCCACCCATGAAGAACGACCCTAACGGGACCGGACTTGGGGAGACGGCAGAGGACTTCTACAACGCCCGCATCTCTGGCCGTAATGGCGCAGAGGAGAGAGCACGGCGGATGGCCGACTTGACCATCCCCACCGTCTTCCTCCCCGAGAACTGGCAAGAAGATGACGACATTGAGGTCACCAACCAGTCCACCAATGCCTTTTGCGTCAACTCCCTCTCCAACAAGCTGATGCTCGCAGCGCTCCCTCCGAACCTCCCCATGGCATCCTACACGCCCAAGGAAACGAGCATCAAGGACGACATCAAGAACGAGCCTGAGCTGTGGAGCCAGATGACCTACGCCCTGAGCCGGCGTGAAGAAGCCCACCGCCAGCGCCTCAAGCGCACCTCGGCCCGCGATGTCTACGCCAAGTCAATGCGGCTCTTCCTGGTCACCGGCAACGGCTGCACGATCTGGACCGACATCAACACCCCACGGACCTACGACCTGAACCACTACGTGTGCCTGCGTGATGCAGGTGGCCTACCTCTCGTGACCGTCCTCAGGGACTCCATCACGGTGGCCGTGGCGGATGATGACGTGAAGCAGGCCATGCAGACAGCCCGAGCCGGCAAGACGAAGCCCGCCAAGTCCGAGTGGGAGGATGAGGTCACCATCTACCACTGCCAGAAGCTCATCACAGACGATGCAGGCGAGCGGGAGTGGGTCTACTGGCAGGAGGTCGAGGGCGGCCACATCATCGCGGACACCGAGTCCTACTCACCGTTCGATGTCGCCCCCATGATGCCCGGCACAATGCTCCTGCCTCAGGGCGCCAACTGGGGCCTGCCCTACTGCGGTGACTACGAGGGCGACCTCCAGGCTACCGAGAACTTCGCGGCTGCCCTTCAGGATGGCGCGGCTGCCTTGGCGTGGTTCCTCTTCTTCGTGGACCCCACCGGGCACACCAACATCAAGGACGTGCAGGAGGCCGACACACTGGACGTTCTGTCCGGCCGTGCGGTTGACGTGACGACCCTCCAAGTCCCCAAGGGAGGTGACCTCAGTGTCGTCTCCAATGAGTACGAAAAGGCCGCCCGTCGCCTTGGCTATGCGTTCGCCATGCAGGCCGCCATCCAGCGGTCAGGTGAGCGTGTCACCGCCGAGGAGTGGAAGCGTATGGCCAACGAGCTGGACCAGGCAATGGGTGGGCTCTACACGAGCCTCGCACAGGGCTACCAGCGTTGGTACGTGCTCCGCTTCATCCACCTCCACGAGCTTGAAGACAAGGACATGGCGGCCCTCCCAGAGGGGATGGTCGAGGTCGATGTCGTCACCGGGCTCGACAGCATCGGGCAGTCCACCGAGCACTCCAACCTCATGGACTGGGCTTCCGAGGGTCAACAAATCCTGACCCCTGAAGGCTTCGCCGCAAGCATCAACGGGGACGACTTCCTCCGGCGCACTGCGGCGCACCGAGCGGTCAAGACTGAGGGTCTCGTCAAGACGCCCGACCAGTTGGCCTCGGAGAAGCAGGAGAAGGTCCAGCAGGAAGCTCAACGGACCATGCTCGACAAGGCCACCGGCCCCCTCGCCGCTGCGGGTGGGGACCTCATGTCGCAAATGGCCCAGCAGCCACAACAGTAAGGAAATCCTATGTCAGACGTAAACACCTCGGTCTCCTCCGAGGGCAGCATCTCCATCTCCATGGATGACAAGTCCATCGAGCAGGACAACGAGACGGGCATCGAGTCGATCCCCAGTGAAGGCCGCGTCCAGCTCAGTGCCGGCGAGCGGGATGACGAAGCGGAGGGCGACGAGGACATCACCCTTGGCGAGGACACCGAGGGCAGCGATGACGAAGGCGATGAAGGGGGAAATGAGCCTCCCGAAGACCTTGGTGAGTTCGACCCCGAGGACACCGAGAAGTGGGACGCCCAGTACAAGAACGAAGACGGCAAGCTGAACGAGCAGGCCCTCTCTGACGAGTTCTGGGCCAACGCTGACGGTGACGTTCCGGGCTCCCTGAATGAAGGCACCTACGCCTACCTGGAGAACATGGGCGTCTCCCGCGAGATGGCCAAGAACGTCGAGGCGGCTCTGGTCACCCAGCAGGACGCGGCCACCAACAAGAATGCCAAGCGGGACGACCCCCTGTTCGCTCTCGCTGGCACCATTGCGGGTGATCCTGCCAAGGGTCCCGAAGTCCTCTCCGAGGCCCTCAAGTGGGGCAAGGAAGGCGGCTACACCGAGGCCCAGCAGAAGCGCTTCAACGCCGTCCTCAAGGGCAGCGACGAGGATGCCCGTATGGAGGCCGTGGAGCTGTTGCTGACCCGTCACGCAGCCCAGAACGGAACGGCCACCCAGAAGCCACGCCTGCCCAAGCGTGATGCCACCAAGGGCCGTGGCGCCCCGGCTGGTACCGGCCTCAAGAAGTTCGCCAACAAGGAGGAAGCCCGCGAGGCCAAACGTGCAGCCGGCACCGACCAGGTGGCCCGACAGCTCGTGGCGAAGCGCATGGCCCTCGGGTATGGCAGCTAATGAGCCTCCTCACCTTCATTGGTGGCCTCTTCTCCGCCCCGGTCCTTGAGGTAGGCAAGTTCGTCTACTCCGAGGTCAAGGGCTACCTGGAGCGCCGCAACGTCCTGCGGGAAGCAGAGACCAGAAACCGACTGGCGGAACACGAGGCTCGCTCACAGTTGGCAGCCTACCGGATCGCTTCGGAGGTGGAGTGGGACCTCGCTTGGGCTGGACAAGCTCAGTCGAGTTGGAAGGATGAGTTCATCCTGATCCTCTGGTCCGTCCCGACCATCATCTTTATCCCATGCCTGTTTGTTCCACCGGCACGGGATTACGCCATGGAGACCCTTCAGTTCCTACAGACAGTGAACCCCAACATTGTCGAGTGGTACCTGAGCGGTTGGGCCATCATCTTTGCCGCCACGTTCGGCTTCAAGGGTGCTGTTCAATCCATGGTGGGGGACCGTGCAGCAAAGGTGGCCAACGCCTTCGCCACCCTGCCGGACGACATCCCCAAGACCGCTGTGGAAGCAGCACAACAGGTCGTCAACACAGCGATCTTCAAGTAACCGACTTCAACCCAAGGAGCCTCTATGAGCGCTTATTCCGACTCCGTTTCTCGCCCCGGCCGCAAGTCCAACGCCGGTACCGATCCACGCGAACTGTTCATGGTGGACTTCGGGGACATGACCCTCGAAGCCTGGGAGCAGACCTTCGACTTCGCCAACGGCAAGACCTTCGTCAAGAACATCTCCTCCGGCAAGGCGGACACCTTCCCCATCATCGGCCGCAAGCGTGACGGCGTTGACCACATCCCCGGCGAAGTGATCCTGGGCGGCGGCGTTGAGCACAACGAGGTGGAAATCTCGGTGGACAACATGACGGTGGACGCGGTGTTCATTGCCGAGATTGATGAGCTGCTGCTCCACTATGAACTGGCCCGTCCCTACGCCAAGCAGCTCGGTGAGAGCCTGGCCTCGGTGTCGAATGGTCGTATCGGCCGCTCGCTGGTCCTTGCTGGCCGCACCACGGATGCTCCCTATGAGGGCGGCCCCGTGCCCGGCTACTCGTTCCATGCGGACATGGCGACCGATCCCTCCAAGCTGGAAGACGCTGCGTTCGACGGCATCGAGTACATCCGCGTCAATGACGTTGGTGGTGGTCAGCCCGACTTCTGGCTCCCTTGGAAGCAGCAGCTCTTGCTGGCCCGCTACACCGGCATCGACACCGAGGCGACCTCCGGCGCGGGCAACCGTTCGGCGGGCACTGTGGGTCCGATGGCCGGCCTCTCGATCCGTGGCACCAACTCCATCCCGAACACCAACTACACGGCGGACTCCTTCGCCAAGTACAATGGTGACTTCACGCCCACGGTCGGTGTGATTGCGAACGGCATGGCAGTCGGCACCCTGAAGCGTCGTGGCATGAAGGTCACGATGTCCCAGAAGGATGACCGCCTGGGTACCCTGCTGATCGCCTCGCAGCTCGAAGGCCATGGCGCCCTGCGTCGTGAGTGCTCCTACGAGGTCCGCAAGACCGCCCGCTAGTCGCACACTGAGTTGACCAGAAGCAGGGACCTAACGGCCCCTGCTTTTTCAATGCTGCCACATGACACACTAAGGTATTCTCATGGCCATCTCCCTCGACACGCCGGTTCCACTTACCAAGCTGGACGCGGTGAACGTGGTGCTCCGTGCTCGGGGTATTTCGCCTACTGGTGCCCTTGGTGAAGGCGCCCGCCCGACTGCCCGTGAGGCCGAGGACACGCTCGGTACTGCCCTTCTGGGTGTGCTTACGGGCGACTGGCACTTCAACAAGCAGCAGCGCCTCACGCTGACACCAGACGCCAACAAAGAGATTGGCCTTCCAGTCAACCTCCTGAGCTTCGTCCCCACCTACGTCTCCATGGACCGCTCCCTGACACAGAACGGCACACGGCTGTTCGACATGGACAAGGGCAGCTTCAAGTTCGACGGCCCGGTCCACCTGGAGGCCACCTTCGGGATGGGCTTCGAGGAACTCCCACAGCCGATCCGCTGGTACGTGGCCCTCTATGCTGCCTTCCAGTACGCCAACCAGCAGACGCCCGGTGACGCCTCCATGCGTCCCTCCGCCGAGCAGCTCGCAGCCGCGCACAGTATTGCGCAGTCGTTCGACGCCAAGCTCAGGCCGCGCAACCTGAGGCGCAACCCACACTTCCAGAGGATGAGAAGGAACCGTTAATGGGAACCAGCTTCGAGAAGCTCAGTGTCGCTTCCCTCATCCAAGGTATCAGCCAGCAGTCCGACCAGGCCATCAACCAAGCCTCCGCCAAGGACCAGAACAACTGTCTCAATGACCTGCTCAACGGCGCCCGCGCACGGAATGGCTCCAAGGTCATCTCCACGATTGCCAAGAGCTGGGACGAACCTTTCCAGCACCGCATCACCCGCTCCGCCACCGAGGACTACCTTGTGGTGGTCGAGGATGGGGACCTGCGCATCTACAACTTGGTGACCGGCACACCCGCTACCATCACGGGCGACATCTCGGCGTACCTAACGTCCACCCTCCCGGCGTTCCGGAGCTATGCGGCGGCCACCGTGGAAGACGTGACGTTCCTGGCCAACCGCCGCGTCAAGCCGGCCATGTCCGCAACCAAGAGCCCCGCACGATCCAACCACGCACTGGCGCACTTCAAGTCGGCCAACTACTCGACGGCCTACCGGATGAGCGTTCAGATCGGCGGCACCACATGGAGCGTGGCGTACACCACCCCCGACAACTCCTCCTCGGCCAACGCTGCGTTCATCGCCACGAACCGCTTGGCGCAAGAGTTCAAGGATGTCTTCGAGTCCACGCTTATCCCGACACTGACGGCAGCCGGCTATCCGGGCTTCGCCATTGAGCGGCGCGGCAGCTCCCTCCTCATCTTTGGTGGTACGGCGGACTTCCGTGTGTGGACCGAGGATGGTCTGGGTGGCCAGCAGTTCATCGCCTTCAAGGATCGCGTCCGCGACCTCGGGGACCTCCCTACAGTTGCTTGGGAAGGATACCTGGTGGCGGTCAGCAATGAGGACGTGACGCTCGCCCATGACTACTTCTTGGAATACCAAGGGGGCGCTCAGGACGGCCAGTGGGTGGAGGTCATAGCGGCGGACACCGCCACCACCATCAACCCGGCTACCATGCCCCAGGTCATCACCAACACGGGCCTGAACACCTTCACTGTGGGCCCCACGACTTGGGGTGAGCGGCTTGCGGGGGATGGCATCAAGTCCTCCAAGGACCCCTACTTCATCGGCTCCTACATCGTGGACCTCCAGTTCATCGACGCTCGGTTGGCCGTGGTGGGGGATGGTTGGTATGGGTTGAGCCGTTCCGGCAACGCCTATTCCTTCTTCCCAGACACAGTGCAGACCCGGCTCGACACGGCGCCAATCCACTACCGCATCACCACCGGCAAGGTGACCCTCGTGAAGTCCTCTGTGGTGGCCGGCGAGAGCCTCCAGTTCTGGTCCGACCGGGCGCAGATACGTCTGTCCTCTGGGCAGGAGAACATCCGCGAGGATACCGTCGAGAACAAGCCAATCACGACCTACGAGTACGATGGCGTCTTGCGGCCGGAGCCTGTAGGTCAGTCCTCCCTGCTGTTCGGAACCTCAAGGGGTCTCTGGAACAACTTCACGGAGGTCCAGTACGATGGCCCAAGGCCGGCTGGGGAAATCAACATCACGGGCCACTGTCCGAACCTGATTGGCGGCCTCCTGCGTCAGCTTGAGGTCAGCGACTCATCGTCCATGGCGGCGGTCATCTCCGGGGCACTCCCCAATGGCTTCTTCCTCTACCAGTGGTTCAACAGTGGCAATCAGAGGGTCCAGTCGGCATGGAACCGCTGGACGTTCCCCTCGGTGGACAAGGTGCTCTGGGTGGGCATGGCCGGCTCCAAGGTCTACCTCCTCCTCTCTTGGCCAAGTGGTGTCAGCACCATTGAGGTCATCGAGACGGAATACGAGGGCGACGAGGGAGAGTATGTCCCACTCCGAGCCGACCACCGGGTGGACGAAACCTTCATCTCCGCCGCTGGGTCTGACCATCATGTCGTCACCCTGCCCTACTCGGTGCCGGCCTCCAAGCGTGGGCAGTTCGTTGCCTATTCCCGGCAGGACATTGCGGAGACCGGGGAGCAGCGTGGGGACAACCTGGAGCTGGAATGGCTCACGGACACCACCCTCAAGGTGTTCTCTGACGTGGCCTCCCCCAAGTTCTGGGTTGGAGCCATACCCGTGGCCAACCGCATCCCGCCCAAGCCCTACCTGACGAACTCCGAGGGCGCGGCGCTTCTGGTGGATGACATGAAAATTGTGTCCGTCCGGGTGTCCCATACCAAGACCACCACCTACCGCTTCATCGCCCGGTCAACGGACGGTGTGGAACTGCCAGATGAGTACTCGGCGCGGCAGATCGGGGACCCCAGCATCACCAACAACAAGGTCCCTGTCTCAAGCTCAGGCGAGGAGACGTTCGACGTTGGGCTTGCCGTTGAGGAGGTCGAGCTGGAGATGATTAACGACACCATCTTCCCGTCCTCGTGGGACTCCCTCCAGTACCGCCTCCAAGTCACAACGAGGAGCGGATGATGGAAGTCCGCGTCCCCACCATAAGTGACGTTGAGGCGGTGCTCAGAGACGTGCGCTTCGCTGACATGGCCGAGTGGTATGCCGGCACGGGGTCCTTGATGCCTTCCACCATGGACCGGGCTATCCGGGGATCAGACCTCGTGTTGACCTTGGTGGAGGACGGCAAGCCTCTCCTCCTGTGGGGCAGTGATGCCGATGGGAGACTCTGGATGGTGGCCACTAACGCTGCCGTACCAAGGTCCATCCCGATACACCGCAAGCTCATGCCCCATCTGGACGAGCTGGTTGGAATGTATGGCGGCGTCTTCTGCTTCGCGGACCTCCGCAACAAGGTCCACCTCAGGTGGCTCCGGTGGATGGGCTTCGAGGAGCTGGCCACCATTGAGCTAGGGCCCTTCGACCTGCCCTTCACCACTTTCATCAAGGAGTAGCACCGTGTGCTTCCCAGGCGCGACTGCCATTATCAGCGTCCTTTCGAGCGTGGTGTCCTTTGGTGCCGCCCAAGAGGACTACAACAACAAGGCCACCCAGTGGCGGCAGAACTACACCAACTCCCTAGCCTCAGGCCGTGACGAACAGCGCCAGCTCTCCCTGCGTATGCTTCAGGAGGACGACGCCTTCGTGGATGGCCAGCAGCAGAACAACATTGAGGGCGCCGAGGCGCTGGCTGCGGGTGAGGTCTCCGGAAACAGTGCGGGGGTGAGTGGCATCTCCCTTGGCAACATCCTCGGCGGGATGCGCTTCAAGCTGGCTCAGAAGGCACAGAACGAGAAGACCAATTACAACGCCAAGGTGGCCCAGCTCACGACCGAGATGGAGGCCACCAACACCACAATCCAGAACCGCATCGGCTCGGTGCAGCGACCAACCGCCCCTAATCCCCTTGGGTACATCCTTCAGGGCATTGGCGGCGCACTCAAAGCCTAGAGGAACCCATGGCCCGTACATCCACGCCCCGCATCGCTCGCCCTACTCCTCTCCAGCCGGTAGCCACTCCGGTCAACACCTACGTCCGCCCACCTGAAGCCGCCCCCTCATCGCTCCATGAACTGGCAGCAGGACTTGCAGCGGTCGATACGGGCCTGCGTGGGTGGATGGAGAAGCGTAACGCCGAGCAGGCAAAGGCCGACGCCGTGCGGGGTGAGGCCGCCTTCAATCGGGGCAACCAGACGGGCTGGGCTGCGGGTGTCTCAAATGGCACCATTCCGGCCAACGCCTCTCCGGTCTTCATGGAGTCCTACAAGAGGACCGAGGGGAACTTCAAGGGCATCAAGATGCGGGAGTCGTTCTCACAGGCCTATACCATGTGGGATGGCCGGGACTCAGACGACCCAGAGGCCTTCCAGACATTCCTCTCCGACTTCATCGCCTCCAATGTGGACACGGATGATGTGGAGGTCCTCGCCGGCTTCAATCCCCACGTCGAGCTGCTGACCGAGCAGGCCTACCAGACGCACACCGCCGAACGATCCAAGACGGTCTACAACGGCCACGTCAACACTCGGGCGGCCATCATCGGGGACACCATCGACCACGCCTCCATTCAGGGCGTCTCGGAGGGTGAGGGGACCGACTACGGGCTGGTCATGGAGGACATCCTTCAGCAGCGCGACGAGGCGTTGGCGTCGGGTATCCGCATGGAGGACTTCGATAAGGAGCTGGCCGCCACGATTGCCTCCAAGGCGATTGAGCACGGCGACCCTTACCTGTTGGAACTCCTAGACCAGCAGCTCCCCGGCTACGATGTGAAGTTCTCCTCGCTCCCGGCCTATCGGGACTTGAAGGCGACCACCGTGGCGGCCCTTGAGGTCGAGGCCCGGCGCCAGATGACCCAACAGACCGCCATCGACAAGGCAGCCGATGAGGAGGCCGAGGGCAAGATCGTCTCCACCGTGTTCCAGCACCTCTCGGAGACCCCTCTGGTAGCGGTGCCCGAGGATGTCATCAAGGCGTGGGAGCGCTACGACCCTGAGGCCCGCAAGAAGCTGGCCGACGCTCGCAGGACCTTCATGGATGAGAACACCCTTGAGGACCCAGCGGACCTGATGCTGGTCGAGCGGATGATCCAAGATGGTGCCGGCCCGAGGGACATCCTCGACCTGGTGGCCAGTGGTGTGATCCGGAACCCAACCACCTTCAGGACCATGCTGGACCGCGCAGAGAAGCGCCAGAGCGTGGGCAACGATGTGCTGGGCTCCCAGACAGCTCGACGGTTCACCACCACCATCAAGGAACGGACAACGCCAGACGATGTGGGCGCCATGTTCGCACCAGACGGCCTGACCGATGAGGGTCTGGAAGCCACCAAGGACTTCGAGGGCATGGTGATCGACTGGGTGCTGGCCAATCCGGAGGCCACCATCTACGACCGCGAGAAGTTCATCTATGAGGCCGGCGAGCTGGTCCTCAAGCGGATCGACCGGGACAGTGACTCGGCTGACCCACAGTACATCTCCGAGACGGATGCCCAGCAGATGCGGGCTGAAGAGGCGGCCACCCAGAAGGGCCTTGTGGAGGAACTGTCCACTCTGGCTCAGGACATCTCGTCGCCACCACCTCCACCAGCATTACCCGCACAGGGCAGCGCCGTGGACATCACACCCGCCGCAACTGCTGGTAGGGAGTTCGGTGCCCAGGTCATACGGCCCAACTACGCGGAGACCACCCAGAACCTCTACGGTGGGGACTCTCCTCCGGACCTGAACACCATGGATGAGGCATCGCGCTCCACCCTTGAGAAGCGGGCCGAGGGGATGGGCCTGACCTTGGAGGAGTACAATACGGAAATCTGGAAGACGGTGCGTGAGGGGATGGGGCTGAGTACAGACTACACTCCACCCGCCCCCATCACGGTCGGACCGACTTCCCAAGGGCCATTACCTGGAGCCAAGAGTCCGGAGGCTGCCAGCACGGCACTATCGTACTTCCAGGCCAACCCTACGGCAGTTCGTCTGGACCCCTCGAAGATAAGGGACCACACGCCAAAGACTTCGGGCAATTGGAACTTCGGCAAACTCACCCGGCCATCCGCATTGGTAGTACACCACACGGCCGGGCGCGGTGGGGTTGAGGGGGTGATCCAGACCTTCAAGGACCGTAACTTCCCGGCGCACTTTGTGATCGACCGAGAGGGTACGATCCACCGTATTCTGGCTGACGACCAGAAGGGCCAGCACACGCGGCCGGCACAGGATGGGTCTGACATCTCCAACTCTAACTCTTGGGGTGTGGAGGTCATCGCCAATGACGACTCTGACCTTACGCCCGAGCAGGTTCAGGCCTCCGTCCAGTTGGCCCACTACCTCCACGACAACTACCAGATGCCTCTCGACCGCGTGGTGGGTCACGGTCAAATCAACGACCACAAGCAGGAGACCGAGGGCGCAACAGTGCTCGCCGTTTTGGCGAACCTCGGAGCCGCCGGTGGAGGGAGCCCTACCCTCTCCGCCCCATCGCAGCCTGGAAATACGACCGAGAACCTCTTGGCGTTCATCTCTGATGAGGAGGGGACCCGACAGGACTACAATGTCACCCACGGATACGGGAAGTACACGGGTGGTGATGTCGAACTGACCTCCATGTCCATCAACCAGGTGTTGGAGCTTCAGGGGACCATGAAGGCCAACGGTAGCTCTGGTGCGGCCGGCAAGTATCAGGTTCTTCCAGGTACCTTGAGGGACGCCATGGCGGCTCTCCGGTTGGACGGCTCAGAGCCATACGACCAGCGCACACAGGACGCCATAGCAATGTGGCTCCTACAGAGGCGTGGGCTGGAAGACTGGCAGTCGGGGAAGCTCTCAACAAGCGACTTCGTGGACAACCTCTCAAAGGAGTGGGCGTCACTGGCCGGCTCCAGCGGGAAAGCTAACTACCCCGGCCAAGGTGAGAATGCCTCACTGGACGGACTTCTGGCCGCACTCGGTCAGCCTACCTAAAGGAACCACAACATGAGCCTCTGGACCATCATCCGGGGACTGCTGGGCGATGACCCAGTGGTTCCCGAGCCTATCGTCACGCCTGTACGTCCGACCCCAGCGCCGCCAGCCCCCAAGCCGGCCCCAGTGCCAGTCCCCGTGCCAACTCCAAGTCCTGCCCCAACGGCTGGCACTGGTTGGCGCTACGCCCTGAAGCCCATCTTCGACCTTCTCGGCCACACCGAGGGGACCGACAAGCGGCTGGGATACAACGAGTCCCTCGCCTATGGGGCCCTAACGGGTGGCGACAAGAACCTGGTGGGGATGACCCTGCTGGAAATCGACTCCCTGCAAACCCAGATGCTCAACCACCCCAAGAACAAGTGGAACAGCTCTGCCCTCGGCCGCTACCAGATCGTGCGGACCACCTTGCGGAAGCTCCGGAAGGGGTTCCCTCAGGCGGCCCTGTTCGATGGCGACCTCCAGGATGTCTTCGCCGCCAAGCTCCTCGTTGGGCGTGGCCTGCTGGCATGGCTGGCCGGCACCAAGAGCACCGTGGCGTTCGTCAACCAATTGGCCCGTGAATGGGCCTCAATCCCCACCTCAAGCGGCAACGGGTACTACTCGGGGCAGCGCGTGGGGGCCACCGTCAGACAGGTCACCGATGCCCTCGCCCAGGTCAAGGCCCGCATGACGGGTGACGTGCTGGCGGACATCAAGAACCTGACCACCTAAAGGAACGACAAATGCAGATTGATGAAGCCCTTCTGGGGCAGGTTGACGCTCGCCTTGCGAAACTCCGCCAGCCGGAAGAGGTGCCTGTTGTCGAACAGGAGGCCCCTGAGGCAGCCGCGATGTCCGTCCCAGAGGAAGACCTCGAAGGGCGCATTGAGGGCACCGAGGACCACTGGACGCGTCAGGGCCCGGCCGGCATCATCAACTCTGTAGGGTCCGGTATCGTGGACGCGGGGTTCCAGACCAAGGACTTCTTCACGGGTGAGCCCACTGAGGAAGACAAGTCGTGGTTCCGCCGTGCCCATGAGGCCACCCGGAGCGACCTGAAGGAAACCGGCTGGGTCAATAGCCTCACGGTCGATGTCTCCCAGTTCGTTACCGGGCTGGTGGGAGCGGGCAAGGTGCTGGGACCCTTCAAGGGTGCCGTCGAAACCACCAAGGCGGGCCGTGTTGGCTTCGAGGTGGCCAAGGGCGCCGTCGCTGGGTTCTTCGCCATGGACCCCCATGAGGAGCGCCTCTCGAACCTGCTCACCCAGTGGGAGCCCTTGCGCAACCCCGTGACGGAATACCTGGCGGCCTCACCCGATGACACCGCCATTGAGGGCCGCGTGAAGAACGCCCTTGAAGGTATCGGCATGGATGTCGCCCTTGTGGGCATCTTCGAGCTGGGTCTCCGGGCCATCCGGGCTTCCCGCCGTGGAGACACTGCTGGTGCTCAGGCTGCGATGGAGGAGGCGGATGTCCTCCAGGCCAAGTACGACGCGGACCAAGCTGCACGGGAGGCCATAGAGGGCACCGCCGAGGCCGTGGACGATATGCTGGACGCAGCGCCGGGCGCCAAGGTGGCCGACGACATGGAAGTCCCCACGGGTGAGCGCGGCACGGTCGACATCTCGGTGGGCGACATCACGCCGGCCGCCAAGGGTGACATCGAGCCAATCCGCTCCGAGGCTTCGGCCATCCCCCTCCGTCCCAAGGACCAGACCTACAAGCCCACCGTGGAGGTCCCAGCGGATAGTGTTGTACGTCTCGTGGCTACTGCCCGGCATGAGGCCGAGGTGATCGACAGGTTCGGCAGCCGTCAAGCAGCCCTTGATGCCGGCGAGGCGGTGCCCCGTTCAGAACTCCCTTGGCAGAAGCTCAATGCGACCGAGGATGTGGAGTCGCTCATTGCATCCACCACACGTTCGATCCAGAGCCAGATGGATGCCGCCAAGGGTGGGTCCGTGCTGACTGACGCCAAGGTCCGCCAGATGATCGACAACGCGGCGCGGCACTTCGGGGCGGACCCTGAAGTCGTCATGGGGGAAATCTCCAAGTCGGGCGAGGCGGCTACCCACATGGTGGCCGATCTGGAAGCCTCCTTCATCATCTCCCGCAAGCTCTTCGATGACTCCCATGCGCTGGCCGTGCGTATCAAGGCCGGCATGTTGGACGACTTCGGGGGTGACCCTGCGGCTGCCTACAAGGAGCTGACACGGCGCCTCACCGCTGCGGCCGACATGATGGCTCAGGGTGCGTCCATGCGGGCTGCTTTCGGTCGTGGCCTTCGTCGGCAACGCGCCCAGTTCGGCATCAAGCCCGAGGACATCGCCAAGTTCAAGGACCTCCCTCCGGAGCGTCTCGTGGACCTGCTGAACCAGACCGGGGGTGACCCTGCCAAGCTGCGTGAGATGGTCAAGCCAAGCTGGATGCGGAAGGTGATTGACGAGGGGACCTTCCTCCTCACCAACAACCTCCTGTGGAACTGGACGACCCACGCAGTCAACACCTCGACCAACCTCTACATGCTGGCTGCTCGGCCCACCGAGAAGCTCATTGGCGGTATTGCCATGGGTGGGCGTGGGGCAGCGATCCGCAAGCAGGCCATGAAGGAATACGCCTACACGGTGTACTCCGTGGCTGACGCTTGGGCTGGCATGGTGGATGCGTTCCTCAAGTCCGACTCCCCGCTGGCTCCTCACGGCAATGAGTACACCTCAGGGGCCGGCTCCCGCGTGACGCAGCCACAGCTTGGCTGGAAGCCCATCAAGAGCACCTGGGACCTGTTCTACAACGCGCTCCTCTCCAAGGACATTGGCAAGCTGGGGCAGGCTGCGGGTACCGCCGCCAAGGGTGCCTATCGTACCGGCGTTGGGATGCCTACTCGGGGTCTGGGCGCAGTGGATGAGTTCGTCCAGCAGCTCCGTTATCGCTCCGTTGTGCAGGCCCGCGCATCCGTCGAGGGTGTCGAGGCAGGCCTCAAGGGCGATGCCTTGCGGAACCACATCAAGCAGCGGCTCCAGGATGCCTTTGATGCCGAGGGTCGGGGGATCGACAACGCCGCACTACTGGAGGCCCGCACGACCACCTTCCAGCAGGACCTCCTTGAGGGAACGCTGGGCAAGGGCGTCCAGAACTTCCGCCACAACTGGCCGGCAGCGAGCTTCATCCTGCCCTTTGTGAAGACCCCCGTGAACGTGCTCCGCTATGCCACCAAGATGACGCCCGGCCTGAATGTATTCCAGAAGGAGTACCAGCAGATGCTCGGGGGCAAACTCGGCGCAGAGGCTCAGGCACACGCTATCGGCCAGATGGCCCTTGGCTCCATGTTCATGGGCGTGGCGGCGAACCTTGCGTTGGGTGAGAAGATCACTGGCTCCGGCCCCACCGATCCAGCTCTCCGGAAGCAGCTCCAAGCCACGGGATGGATGCCCTACAGTATCGTCCACGAGGGGGAGGATGGCCACAAGACCTACTTCCCGATTGGGCGCTTCGATCCTGTGGGGATGCCGTTCGGTATGATTGCCGATCTGGTGGACATGATGGTGACCAATCCGGACAACAAGAAGAGCACGGATGGCATCATGGCAGTGGGCTTGGCGCTCGCCTCTGCGTTCTCCGAGAAGACCTTCCTGATGAACCTCAACCAGGTGATCCAGGCGATTGCCAATCCGGGGGACGGCGGGGAGAACATCGCCAAGTATATGGGCAACCTCTCGGCCAATCTCATCCCCGGATCGTCAGGCATCAAGGCCTACGCCAATGGGGACAACTACATGCGTGAAGCCCGCACCTTCCTCGACCGCACCATGGTTGGGATGCCCAGTTACTCCCAAGGTATTCCGCCACAGCGGGACAGCTTCGGGGAGCCCATCTGGCGCAAGCGGGGTCTGACCACTGGCGGGGCAACTGACGTGGTGGAGACCGAGCACAACCGCATCATCCTTGAGACGGGCAATGGTGTCCGGCCGCCATCACCTCACCACAGCGGGGTGGACTTCCGCACGGTCACGTTATCGGACGGTCGCAACGCCTACGATGTGTATCAGGAACTCTCGGCCAATCCTCCAAGTGGGCCCAGCCTGAAGGACCAGCTCGCCAAGCTCATTGGGTCTTCCAGCTACGAGAAGCTCATTGATGGCGATCCCCAGCTCCCCGGCACCCGCGTTGGGGCGATGATGGATGTCGTCAGTCGGTACCGCCAAGTAGGCAAAGCGCTGATGCTCCGGCAATACCCAGAGCTGCGCCAGATGCTCTCCCAAGGGCAGATGGACCACCGGGCCAAGCTCCGGAGCACCCAACCCAACCAAACCACAAAGCCTAGCGTGAGGGACGTTCTGTCCTCCATGGGCTACTGACCTAAGGTAAAACCATGGCCGCTTTCAGCTACGTGACGTGGGAGACCACCAAGTCCCCCGGCGACACCATCTCGATCACCTACCCGTACCTAAAGCCCGAGCATGTGGTGCTGCTCGATGCGGACGGCGTGGCAATCAACTCCAGCCTCTACCAGTGGACCAGCGCGGGCACCATCGAGTGTCTGGCCGGCTTCCCAACGGGAGCTGGTCGGGCCGAGCGGCAGACCCCGCGTACTGGCCTGCCGTCCGAGCAGCAAGGGGCCGGATCGTTCAACTGGACGGGCGCCAACCAGAACGACAAGACGCTCCTCTACATCCAGCAGGAAGTCGATGATGGTGAAGCTGCCCGCCAGGCTGTGACGGACGAGCTTGTGGCTGGGTACTCGGAGGTCCTTACGGCGGCCGATACCGCTACGGCTGCGGCCAACACAGCGACCACCAAGGCGGGTGAAGCGTCAACAAGCGCCACCAACGCGGCCAGCTCGGCGGGGGCTGCCAGTACCTCCGCTGGGTCGGCATCGAGCAGTGCTTCGAATGCGGCATCGAGTGCCTCAACGGCGACCACCAAGGCCAGTGAGGCGGCTACCTCTGCGTCTGCCTCTGCCGGCTCCGCCTCCACGGCCACAACGAAGGCGTCCGAGGCGGCTACTTCTGCAAGTACGGCAACGGGGGCTGCCTCAACAGCCACCACTAAGGCGGATGCGGCCAGCGACTCGGCGGCGGCGGCTTCAAGCTCCGCTTCCACGGCCACAACGAAGGCCGATGAAGCTGCTGCTAGTGCTGCACAAATCGACCTCCCAAGCGCCCCTACTGCCCTAAACTATCTGCGCCGCAATGCCGCCAATGACGGCTACGAGAACCGAACGCCCCAGCAGGTCCGTGGTGACATTGGGCAGACGTGGGAGCAGATCGGCGCCAAAGTTGACCTTACTTCTGCTGCCGATGAGATATCTTGGAACAATTTAGTCGATTACCGGGATTGGTGGCTGTTTGGACGTGTGTTTCCCTCAGTGGACGGTGAGAACCTTCGTGGCCAACTGAGTGTGGATAACGGAGCAAGCTGGTTAAACACCAATTATGGGTGGCAATATCTTTATGCCCGCGCAACCACGACGACCGCCAACGACTCTACCGGCTTCGGGGCAAGCGCCTTTGCATTCAACCCTACAGGAGTTGGTTCTGGAAGTAATGAAGGTATTACCCTGGATATTAAAGCTACGGACTTCAATCGTTCTGCTGTTTCGATGCTTACGTGCAGGACCCCTTACTTAGATACTAGCAATAACTTGGTAGAAGTTGGGTCAACCCAGGCTGTTCAGAATGCTAGCATAAAAAGTGCCCTGCGGCTTTATTGGGGGTCAGGTGATTTTGCGGCAGGAAGCCATCTCACACTAATGGGGATACGAGGATGATTAGGATAGCGAACGGCGTTGAAGTAGTAAGAACGCCCGAAGAATTTGCAGCTTGGGAAGCCGAACGGGCCACCTATGTACCACCAACCCCCGACCCTCTCCGCAACCTCGAACCCGACCAGTTCCACACCATGCTGAACCTCTCGGGCTACCTGCCGGACATCGAGGCTGTTCTGGCCGCGAGTGATGACATGGTGTTCGTCGCTGCGGCCCGCGCCAAGCTGCAATTCGCCAAGCACTTCGTGCGGGATGACCCTCTGGTCGTCGGCCTTGCGCAGTCCATTGGTCTGACCCCCGAGATGCTCGACAGCATGTGGGACCAGGCGCACTCCTTCTAGGAACCCAACATGCCACGGTACAAATACATAGCGCACCTCGATTGGGGGACGCCGATGACGCTCACCTATGACGGACCCATCGTGGAGCTGGCATTGGCGGAAGCTCGAAGGCGGTGCATCCGGCCCGACGAGATGAGGTGGGTGCAGAAGCAGACCTACGAGATGGTCCACGACCCACAGAAAGCAGCCACATGACACACAATCCTGACGAGGCGGAGGACGACTACGCCAACGCCTTTGACCTATACCACTCCTCGGGGAACGCCCGCGATGAGGACCGGCCGGCACAGCGTGAGGTGGAAGGCCAGCCCGATGGGAGCAACTCCAAGCTCGACCTCGAAGACATGGAGGTCCACGACCTTCTGGTGATGAGCCGCAAGCTCCTCCTCACGAAGCTGCTTGAGTCCGTCCATGGTGGGTACGCCTCTCCCCAAGAGATGGCCATCCTCGCCAAGCTGCTAAAGGACAACGGCATGGTCATGGGAGACCCCTTCGAGGGCGGCTCCAAGGGTGGCAATGGTGCCCCACAGCGCCAGCCCCTCCCGACCTTCACGAGGCCCGAGTATGAGCCTTGATGAGTCGCTCCTGAAGCTGTTGGGGACACTCAAGCGGCAGCACAGCATCACCCTCACGCGCCTCTCCAAGCTCGAAGAGCAGTTGGGCCACATCCCCGAGCCAGAGCCCCTGTGGGTGCGGCTCTACAAGTTCGTCAGAGAGGAGCGCCGCAATGTCGGATAACCCCCCTCTGGTGACGGTGGACCTCATCCTTGAGCTGCACAGCGGGTTGGAAGTCCTCAAGGTTCGTCAGGCCGAGATTAACCGGCGCATCGGGAGCCTGGAGGACCACCTCAAGCCCGTCCCCGAGAACTTTGGGTCCCAGCTCTGGGGCTACTTCTGGCAGGCGGTCATCTGGGGCGTTGGTATCACTGCGGTTGTGGTGGTCGGTGGGGCCTTTGGGGTGGAGGTGAGGTGGTGATCCTTGGCCTCGGCCCCTTAGAGTGGCTGCTCTTCTCCTGCTGGGTCGTCCTGATGGGCGTGATTATAAGGGGCATCGGGAGGACCTTTGATGACTGACCGGCCGTCTATCTCGCTGGTCTCCCGCCTCGTGATCCTCTCCTCCGTTGCCTACTACGGGCTCGACACGCCGCTGGCCTCCGACGCCCAGTTCGATGAGTGGTGCCGGCGTGTCCATGACGAGTGGGACGACCTTGACGAGGTGACCCAGTGGAAGCTCGGAGACCCACATTCAATCCACACCTCAGGCTTCCACATCAAGTGCTCCGACGCGGACCTCGGAGGCCTCGTGGTGTGGCTCAAGGAAAAGAAGTGCTTCCGGTACCGGCTCTGTGTCGCGGCCGGGAGCTGGAAAACAAAGGGTCGTGGCAAGAGCCGCTTCCGGTACTGCAATGTAGGAGATGTGTCATGGGACACGAGACACCCGGTGTCGTGATGGTCTTTGTCGTCCAAGGCATCACTGAGAGTGGCGATCATTGGACCCTCGTGTTCGACGGGCATCCCTCTGACGAGCGAGTCCGGGCGGAACTCTGGGAGACAATGCCCTATGAGATGCGCCACGAGACCCAAGGCGCGTGGACCAAAACAGCCCATGAGGTCATCCCCCATGCAAACTAAGGTCATCAACCTCTTCGCTGGCCCAGGTGCCGGCAAGTCCACGACCGCTGCGGGGCTCTTCAACCTGATGAAGCTCTCAGGGGAGAAGGTGGAGCTGGTGATGGAGTACGCCAAGGACCTCACCTACGAGAAGAACGCCTCCCGGCTGGGCAACCAGATGACTATCCTCGGGGAGCAGTTCAACCGCCTTCACCGCCTCGTCGGACAGGTGGAGTGGATCATCACGGACTCGCCCCTGCTGCTGGGCACGATGTACGCCACGGGGCCCTTCAAGTCGGCCGGCTTCACGGGCACCGTCCTGTGGGCCTTCGACGTGTTCGACAATGTGAACTTCGTGATCGACCGCCACAAGGAATACGTCTCTTGGGGCCGCAACCAGACCGAGGATGAGGCCAAGGCCATCGACCGCCGCGTGACTGCCATGCTGGACGGCATCGGGCTGGAATACGGGGTCATTGATGGGACGCAGGATGCTCCACGGGCCATCTATCGGGCCATCAAAGGTGAGGTCGTGGAGAGCCTTCCAGATGTCCCCTAGTCACTATCCGTGCGTGGTCTTCTTTGGTCCCGCCGAGTGGGCCGATGAGGGGATGGAGTTCGGGGCCAATGGTACCCTCTGTCTCACCCAGCAGCGCTTTTCTGAACTGACCGGGTGGATGAACAGCGTCTACTACTCCGTGCGGGCCATCGCCTATTTCATTGAGGAGCCATCCACGCCGTGACCGAACTCAAAATAGTTGACCCCCTACTGGGCCCCGGAAGTGAACCACTTCTGGGGTCCACTGCTTATAAGGAGCCCATCCACTGGCGGCTCCAGGTCTTCGGGGACCCCATCAAGGACGACTTCCGTGTCTTCCTGACGCTGCTCTGGCGGCACCTGAACCTCCCCGATCCGACGCCCCTCCAGCTCGACATCGCGTATTACCTCCAGCACCACGGGTGGAACGGTGAGATTGACCGTCTCATCATCATGGCCTTCCGTGGGGCCGCCAAGAGCTGGATCACTGCGGCCTACGTCCTGTGGAACCTCCTGAGGAACCCACAGCTCAAGATCGGCGTGTTCTCCGGCTCGGCGCGGCGCTCGGTCAACTTCGTGAACTTCTGTCTGAACCTCGTTGCGGAAGTCCCCGAGCTTCAACACCTGAGGCCCAAGCCCAACCAGCGGCAGAGTGCTACAGCCTTTGACGTGGCGCCTTCAAGGCCCGATCAGACGCCATCTGTCTTTGCGGTCGGCATCACGTCCTCCATCGTGGGCTTTCGTGCGGACATCATTGTGGGCGATGACGTGGAGACCAACAAGAACTCCATGACGCCCGAGATGCGCGAGAAGATTGCGGATGCGGTGAAGGAGTTTGACGCCATCATCAAGCCGGGTGGGCAGATCATCTTCCTCGGGACGCCCCAGACGGAGGCCTCGATCTACGTGGTGCTGGTCCCCCGTGGCTACAACATCAAGATTTGGCCTGTCCGGTACCCGAACCAGAAGCAGCGCCGCATGTATGGCGACAGGCTGGCCCCGTGGGTGGTCTTTCAGCTCCAGCGCAATCCATCCCTCATCGGCACCTCCACCGAGCCTGGGCGCTTCTCCGAGGAGGACCTTACGGGCCGTGAGCTATCGTGGGGCAAGGCCGGCTTCGCGCTCCAGTACATGCTGGACACGAGCTTGTCGGATGTCGATCGGTACCCTCTCCGGTTGCGTGATCTGGTGGTCATGTCGCTGGATCGGCGCAGTGCTCCAGACCTCGTGGCGTGGGGCTCAGGGGACCATCTGCGGCACAAGGAGCTATCCCCAATCTCGCTCGACGGGGACGCCCTGTACGCCCCTGCAAGCGTCTCTGACACGTACTCCAAGTACCAGACGATGTGCGCCTTCATTGACCCCTCGGGGGCCGGCAAGGACGAGACCTCGCTGACCATCGGTGGGGTGGTGAACTCAACTCCATACCTCGTCAAACAGGCGGGCTGGATGGACGGCTTCGGGGAAGAGACCCTCAAGGCCATCGCCAAGCTCCTCGTGGAGTGGAGGGTCAAGACGTGCCGGGTGGAGGAGGACTTCGGGCAGGGCATGTTCGCCCAGCTCTTGGCGCCCTACGTGCGGAAGGAATGGGAGGCGGTCAACGCCAAGCTCCCGCGCTCCGAGTGGGGAGCCACCGAGGTCGTCTCCGAGCGGGCCAAGCGTATGCAGAAGGAGCTGCGCATTCTGGAGGTACTGGAGCCGCTCTTCAACGGGCACCGTCTGGTGGTCTCTCTCGATGTCCTCGTGGAGGATCTGAACCAAGTGCGGAGGCGCGATGGGACGGACCTGAGGGACCGCTACAGCCTCATGTACCAGATCACCCGCCTCACCCGCGAGAGGGACAGCCTGCCGCACGATGACCGCGTGGAGGGGCTCGCAGGGCTGATGATGATGCTCATAGAGTTCTTGGGGATGAGCCCCGAGGACCAGGCGCGTGTCAGGCGTCAGGCGTCGGTCGATGAGGAACTCGCCAAGTTCGACAAGGAGTTCGATGACTTGCAGGGAAGGCGCCAGCCGAGGAACCTCCTGAGGGGCAAGCTGCGGACTGGGAGTGGGCGTTAAATACCCTTCCATTAGAGGGGCCCCCAGTGTTCCCTCTAAGTAAGCTACAGGTGTGATGGTCATAGACCCTCATCATCACAACACTAAGGGGCCTCTCTGAGGACCATTAAATACCCTTCCATTAGAGGGGCCCCTAGTGTTCCGTATAGTAGCAGCACCATGTCCTAGTGCTCAATGTGTCCGACATGATGCCTCCCTCCTAGTCCACCCCTAGTCCACCCCTAGTCCACTCCCAGTACCACACCAAGCTCCTCCTCGCCGTATCAGAGGGAGGAGGGTGTGATCCCCCTCACCTAAAGGACCTCCAGATGACCCTCCTCGTCTCCCTTGCAGTTATCGGCACCATCTGCGCCCTGCTGGCCATCTTCATGTTGCTCGGGGTGTACGCCTTGGGGCTGTTCCTGCCAGCCGGCTTATAGACCCTTCCTTCATCGGTGCTCAAAGTGACTGACATGCTGACATTCCTCCTGCCCTTCCCCCTCGTCTGGCTCCAGCTCGACCTCTTCGAGTGGCTCTTCCCCGGTCGGCCCTAAGGGTCGGTCGTGTAACATCTACGATATACGTGGCGACGCATGAGTTTCCCCCCTGGCCCCCCTCCTCGCCGGCCTAGCGGACCTTATTGCCAGCACCTTGCACCACATTACGCCCTAACCCATTGGAAACATTGAGGCCCTAGGGAGATTGATAGTCCTGTAACGTGGTGGATTGGCGTCGAGTGGCCTTGGGTTCTGACATGAGGTGGCCCCCTCGCGTCATATACTATCAGTGTTTGTTCACGGTCACATTGCGCACCATAGGCAAGGGGTCTCCACCTAATGCCCTAGCCTCATGCCACGACCTCATGCCTCTACCTCATGCCTCTACCCCATGCCACGACCTAGGGCCGTAACGTGGTGTGGTGGTGTGGTGGTGTGGAGGTGGGGCATTAGGTGGGGCATTAGGTGTGGCTTGGAGTGGTGGCTTGGAGTGGTGGCTTGGAGTGGTGGCTTGGAGTGGTGAGGTGGTGGAGTTGATCGCCCTCACCCTCCCTAACACCTTGAGCACCCACACCATGCGCCCAGGTAACGGGGTCTAATGCCACCACATGGCCGCATAATGCCTACATGGCGCGGCATGGTGTAAAATAATGCAAGAGGCTTTGTGTAACTACATCAAGGTGTTAGAGGTGGTGATAGGGTCTAAATGAGGCTATCAGTGCTTTTTGTATAATCATGTCGCTTGACACACTAAATGTCGTGTGGCCTTATGGGGTCAACAAAGACGAACACCCAGCGGCAAGAGGCCACACACCATGTACTTCGTTTTCGATTGCACCAAGTCTGAGGGCCACGCCTTCTCCACACCCTTCGCGTTCATTGCCACCATCGGCGCCCTTGTGCTGACCAAATGGAATGGCCGCGTATATGACTTTGAGAAAATGCCTTGTAGCTAAACCCTGCCACACGGCACACCAATCTGGAGCACGACACCATGACCACACTTGATGAACTTCCCAGAGTAGTGACGGGACCGGGCGACTATGTGACCCGCAAAGGCCAGCGCGTGACAATCCACACGGTAAGCGACGGTCCGGAGACCTTCCGGGCTAAGGGCGCAATCTGGCGCATGTTTCGCGGCAAGCTAACCTCACGGGGCTACGCAATCTGGCATGTGAGCGGACGCTATGATGCGGTGACAGAACGGACCCGCGACATTGTGGGACCATGGGCCCCTACGCCATGACCCTCACCCTCATTAAGGTTTTCATCGTGTCGCCTTCAGGTGAGGTGCGCCAGGTTTACCGACTCGACGCCACACCCGCGACTTAACGCTGCCACACGGCACAGTAACGAGCGCCTGCGAGTGCGGGCCACTAATTCATAAAGGATCAACACCATGACCACCACCACCACAACCGAGACCATCGAGCAACGTGCAATGAGACTTTGGGACAGAGAAGGCGGCGCCTGCGTGTCGCATCTGGTCAACACCTTGGCGCAAGGCTTGGGAAGCGACGAGGCGGGCACACCTCTGGCCGACCTTGTATATCAGGCCTATGAGCTGGCCTGCCCGATTGACGACTGGGAGGAGGCCGCAACGCAAGAGGGCTGGCAGGAAGTCTCGGCGGATCAATTTGAGCTTCAGCCTGATGACGAGGAAGAGCCTTTGGTTGCTACCTCATGGGAGAACGCTTGCACCATATCCGACATCGAGCCCTATCAGCGCGAAGTTTTCGAGCATTGGGTGGTCTCCGACTGGCTGGCCGACAAGCTCGAAGCCAGAGGCGAGAAGGTGGACAAGGACTTTACCGGCCTCACGGTCTGGGCGCGGACCACATGCGGTCAACTCATTGCCTCCGATAGCGTCATGGAAGCCATTGCGGCCGACTTGCTGGCTGAAGCTGCAAAGTGGGAGGCTTGAGCCATGACCATGCACACGGAACTTTATTGCGACAAGCTGGACGAGCTGGTCCCCACCAAGGCCATCCGGGCGATACACCAAGCGCACATCCAGCTCGCAGCAATGGCGCGACTTGCAGCGGCGGAAGGCTTCGACAACAAGCCGGCGCTCCAGGCTCTAGCGGAATGCCTACGCGATGCCGGCCACATTGGGTTCGACACGAAGGGCGCCAGATCGTGAGCACCCTCCCCATCTCGCTGGAGCAATACTTCATGCTGTCCATCACGATCATCGCCCTTGTGGCGCTGGTGGCTGACCACATCTGGCCAACTCAAAGGGGACCAATTCAGCCACTTGACACAGTGAGAAGGCGATGAGAGTGCTAAAGCCACCGGACGACGCACAAATTGCGCAATCCACAATGCCGCCACTTGACACACTAACCCAGGGGCTCTATATGCCAAAGTACGAAGAGGCTGCACTTGCGGCCGAGGCATTTGGAAACTTTCGACTCGCTGCGCTCAATTGGGGGCTTGCAGCAACCACCGCAAACTTCGAGGCCAAGAACAATGCAAGCAATCCTATACCCAGAGGTGAGGTACTTCGAGCCCAAGGCGGGTTCGTGGCTGGAGCAGTTCATCGCTGAGTCCCACGTTCGCACCGCCTTCGTGAGCGCCGATGGACACCCCGAACAGATCATTGGGACCATCCAGCGTCAGGGCACGAAGTACCACAGCAGGCTTTTCCGGAAGCCGATCAAGGCCAACTCCACGGCCAGGACGGTTCCGGCAATCATCGGGGATCAGCTCCACGGCTCCATGAGTTCGGCGGTCTGGGACCTCAGAAGAAGACACACGATGCACATCGAAACGGAGGGGGAAACACAGTAGGTCACCGAGTTAACATTTAGTAAATTCAACCACTTTGTATTCTAACCTCCGTGTGGCACGATAATGTGAACACCGAGGCTCACCAAAGGAAAAGACACCATGTCGAACACGAACAACGGCCTCACCATCCCCGTCCACAAGTCCGACGAAGAGGGCATTCTGCTTATCGACGCCATGACGGGCCAGATTACCACCCCATCCGTCGAGCGTCCTACCTGGGCGGAAGGGCTTGCCGTCGCCATGCTGGCCGAACGCACGGGCCACTATGAGCAGCGCCTCGGTGCCCAGATGGCCGCGGGCCTGCGTGTACCGGAAGCCTTCAACTATGCGGACCTCTCGTGGATCGGCGTGGACGAAGAGGGCGATGAAGTGGAGGTTGAGGCTTCCCACGAGTATCGCACCGAGCAGGTCGCCAAGATGCTGGGCATCGACACCACCGAGGCCGGCTGGGACAAGGAGCTTCCTGGCTCTGTGGCAACCGCCGAGGTCGCCTTCACCTACTCGACGCATCCCGTGAGCGAGCAGAGCTTGGCGGACGCCGAGGGTGTGACCTTCGCGGACGCCGACAAGAAGGCCAACCAGGGCTAGACGACCTAGCGCTTGACGCTGGGAAATAATTCCTACACAACGAGAACGGAGGGGGAACAAACCTCCCTCCCTTCGACAACGCCGGGGGAGCGCTATGAGTAGGACGGGCAGCATGTTCAAGAATATTTATCTCGAAAGATGGGACCACACGGCACACTGTCTTGACATGACACAGTGGCAAATGGGATATGAGCGCAGCGAGCAGGGGGACCACAAGGTCTGGTTCGGGCCGTTCTTCCTGTCTATCCATCGAGCAGAAAAGAAGAACAGAACCCATGAACCAGATGAGCGCTCACCGCCAACTACGTAAAGTGTTTGAAGTCAATCGCATATTCATCACGTTACAGCACGAGATTAACGCCCCTCTGATGAATACATTCCTCGGAGTGTGCCTATGGGGTGAGGATCACAAGGGCGAGACGGAAATATCCATCTCCGAGCTATCACAACATGTTGGGCTGGCAGAGACCACCGTGTCCCGCCATCTCCGCTACTTGGGGACACAACGTCGAGTTGGCGTTGAAGGTATGGGTCTCGTGGACACCCGCGTCCATCCCATCGACCGCCGCCGCAAGATCGTCTTCCTGACACGTCCGGGCCGCAACCTCCGCGACCAACTTAACTTCACCGTAGGGGATACCAATGTCGATCCGACCGCGAGGACCTAGCTGGCAGATTGAAGTCTACTACTCCAAGGCCCTGCCAGGCTTCCAGCGCGTTCGACAGACATTCAAGGGCACCAAGGCTGCCGCCGAGTCCCGCGAAGCAGAGATACTCCAGGCCCTTGAGGTCTACGGCAAGTACCCGATCCAGAAGGGAGACGCCAAGGTTGCGGACACCAAGCGCGGGACCCTGCGCATCGCCGCCAAGCTGGCATGGGAGACGCACTACAAGGAGCTGGCCCATGGGGACAAGGCCTATGCCAGCGTCATGGTGGACATCGAGTTCCTTGAGCAGCGCGGCCGGTACAGCTTTGAAGATGTGTCATCTGAGGACATTGACGCCCTCATCAAGTGGCACCAGACGGTGCGGGGCAACACGAACAACACCATCAACCACCACATCTCATACCTCTCCACCGTCAACACCGTTGCCCTTGAGCGCGACCCTCCGCTGACCAAGAAGCAACTGGCCCTCAAGCGCCTCCCCGTGAAGGTGCAGGAGAAGTGGTGGCTTACACCGGAGGACCTAGAGCGCTGCACCAGGTGGCTCGAAGGCCGGCAAGACCCACTGTTCGCTGACGTGATCCGCATGGTTGCCTTCCAAGGGTTCCGCGTCGAGGAAGCGCTCCGCCTTGAGCCGCGCCACTTCACGGGCCTCGATACGGAGGAGCCTTGGGTTCGCGTAACGGGCACCAAGACACAGGGATCACAGGGCACCATCGCGGTGTTTGACGCGGCGCTGCCGACTGTGAGGCGGTCCATCGAGCGGGCCAAGAGCCACAACTGGACGCACCTCTTCCCGTACACCGAGAAGCAGGCCCGCGAACGGTGGAACGAAGTGCGGGAGTTCCTCGGGGTCTCACACATCAAGACCGCCACCTTGCGGGCACTGCGCCGGACGTTCGCCCACTATGCCAACCTTGCGGGAATGCCCACGCGGACCCTCCAGAAGACGCTGCGGCACAGCTCCATCTCCACCACCGAGGGATACCTCACGTTGACGGGTGCGGATGAGGTTGGACAGGCTCGGAGGTACATGAGGGTGGACGTGAAGGAGGCCGCCATCGTGGCCCCAGCGAACGACCTGACGGATGTGCTTGCTGCCTACCGTGCGGCCGGCGCCACACCCAAAGAGATTGCGGAACTCATCAAGGAGATGCGGGCATGAGGTACGTGTTCCCCAATGACCCATTCCTCGTGGCCTTAGAGGACGAGCTTGCAGTGGCTTACAAGGAGATGGTGCCCTCCTCCGGACTCGAACCGGAACACCTCTCGATAACTGATTTTGAGTCAGTCGCGTCTACCATTCCGCCAGGAGGGCTCGGCGGCAGGGACTACCAGAAGCCCCGGCCCAAGGCAATCAAGAAGTAGAACGTGGTGGTATAGTGCCATGTGGTGCTAAATTACCCAAGCAATAACAAAGCCTTACCACATAAAGGAGGAGCTTCAAAATCTTGGGAACATACTGCCACTTAGTTGCAGGTTCCGGGATTTGCTCAAGCGCACCAGATGCTTACCATCCCCATCATCGTTGCCATTCCGTTAGCTGTGTGGGGCATATTGGCCCTTGTGGTGCGCCTGCTCCCACCACCCGCAACACACCTCCCTCAGTCCAGCGATAGCCCCAGCCGGCAGCTCGACCTCATGGGCGTCACCCGTGTCCGTACCGAGCGGGCGCGTGATGGGTCTCGGCTCCGCATGGAGACCTTCAAGTGCCCTCGCAGTGGGGCAACCTACCTTCGCACCACTAGGAGCTGATATGAACTTCCACACCCCCAAGCTCATTCCGGAAGCTCCGCACCTTGAAGACCGATGGGAGGACCAGGTTGCCCTTGAGCAGGAGATGCTGGCCACCGGGCGGACCCGTATGCAGGACCGCATCAACCGGGCGCGGGACAAGAAGGACATGACCCGTATGCGGCCCTACCGCTCCCTCATCAAGGAGTTCGTGGAGCCCGTGGCGGAGAACCTCAGGGTGTGGGTCGAGACCTCCGGAAAGAGGAGAGGCCCCAAGCCAATCGCCCTGCCCCTGCTCGCCACCATGGAGCCCGAAGCCTGCGCCCTTATCGCCCTCCGCACCATCTTCCGGATGCTTGGGGTAGAGCGCCGCATGTTGAACGGCATGGCCATGGAGATTGGCACATGGATCGAGCACGAGGTCCGCTCTCAGGAGTGGATTAAGGCTGACCCCGATATGTGGGCCAAGATGGAATACATCTATGGGCAGCGCGGCTCCAATGCGGCACACATCAAGCGGTCCCGCGTGTCCATCTTCAACAAGCACATTGCCGAGAAGATTGGGTACCAGGCCTGGGCCGATGAGCAGCGCCGACGCGTGGGTCTCCAGATGATCGACTGCGTGGTCCAAGGCACAGGGCGCTTCAAGGTTGTCCTCGACAGGTCCTCCGCCACCAAGAAGGCCAAGACCCGCAAGGCCACGAGCTGGCCCCAGGTCCTTGAGGCTGACCCCGAGCTGCTCGACTGGCTGGCCTCTGCGATGGACGATGAGCTGGTCTTCTGGCCCGTCTACATGCCCACCATCATCAAGCCCCGCCCGTGGGAAGGCCCCAAGGATGGAGGCTACTGGACACCGTTCATCCGGTCCCCCTTCCTCGTCCGCTTCCGGGCCTCCCACGAGGAGCAGCGCCAGAGGGCCATTGACGAGTACATGTCGCTCGACATGCCGCTGGTCTACGAGTCCATCAACTTCGTGCAGGACACGGGGTGGCGCATCAACAAGCGGGTGCTCGAAGTCGCCCAGTATGTCCGCGAGAAGGGTCTGCCCCTCGGCAAGATACCCGTCAACCAGAAGCAGGACCTCCGCGCCCGCCCCGAGACGGAGGACAAGGAAATCATGGACCAGTGGCGGGAGGAGGCGTCCATCACCAACACCTACAACGCCAAGCTGGTGGCTCGGGTGCTGACCGTCAAGCGTACCCTCGACCACGCCGAGAGGATGTCCTGCGAGCCCGCCTTCTGGTTCCCCCACATGCTCGACTTCCGGAGCCGCATGTATCCCATTCCGTCTGACCTCTCGCCTCAGGGCAATGACCTGCACCACGGGCTCTTGGAGTTCTCGGAAGGCAAGGCCTTGGGGGAGCACGGCTCTACGTGGCTGGCCATCCACCTCGCCAACCAGTTCGGCATGGAGAAGAAGAGTTTTCAGGAACGCATCGACTGGGTGACCGCGAACCACGCCATGTGGCTGGCCATTGAGGCGGACCCCATTGCCGACAGGAGGTGGGCCGAGGCCGATGGTGGGGAGAACGCTTGGCAGGCCCTCGCAGCCGCCATTGAGTACGCCAACTACCTCAAGCACGGCACCGAGTACGTGAGCTTCATGCCGGTGCGTGTGGACGGCACCTGCAATGGCATCCAGCACCTCTCCGCCATGGTTAGGGATCGGGTAGGCGGCGCAAGCGTGAACCTGCTGCCGGCCGAAAGCCCCACCGACATCTACTCAGACGTGGCCGAGGAACTGCTTGAGATGCTGAAGGCGAGGAAGGGGGACAACTACGCCGACATGTGGCTGGGACTCTTCGGGGACAAGGTACCAAGAGCCGTGGCCAAGCGCCCCGTGATGATCCTGCCATACGGCGGTACCATCCGGAGCTACCTGGAGTACACCGAGGAGTGGCTGGACGAGGCTGACCCGCTCCACTCCGCCATCCCCAAGGAGCACAGACCCAAGGCCATCGGCTACCTGTCCAAGCTCCTGTGGCAGGCGGTCAACGCCAAGCTCACCAAGGCGCGTGAGGTGATGGACTGGCTCCAGAAGTGCTCCAAGCGGGCGTCCAGTACCGGCAGGCCTCTCTATTGGGTCACACCAGCCGGCTTCGTAGTGCGGCACTTCTATGGCGCCAGAGAGAAGAAGCAGATCGAGACGAAGATCGACGGACAGAAGCTCCAGATCGTTAACTGGGAGCAGACCGCAGTGTTGGACAAGCAGGCACAGGCAAAGGGGATCGCACCGAACTTCGTACACTCTATGGACGCCTCTGCACTGATGTCCTGCACCATCCTCGCCAAGAGAGCCGGCATCACCTCCATGACCACCATCCACGACAGCTATGGGACCCACGCCGCCGACATGTGGACGCTCTTCGAGTGCATCCGCGAAGCCTTCGTCCAGACCTACGAGACGCCAGTACTGGAGGACTTCCTACGGGCCTGTCAGGAAGTAGCCCCCGAGGTCGAGGACTGGCCTGAGATGCCCACCTTCGGTGACCTGGACCTGTACAAAGTCTACGAGGCCGACTACTTCTTCGCATGATCCTGCCACATGGCACACTAATTACCCTTCCATATGAAATACAGGTACGCTCCATGGCCAACACACTCTCAACCCGCATCGACCACGACTTCCTCAATCTCCTCCCCCGCGACCAGATCGCCCGTGACACGTCGAACCTTCTGGATGCCCTGAAGAATGAGCGTGGAGAACGCCTCGTTGCTGCTTGTGCCGTGGCCTTTGCCATCGTGATCGAGCGCTACAGCGGCTCCCCCGAGGGGCTCTATGAGTATGGCAAAAGGGTCCTCCGCGCAGAGCAGGAGTTCCACAAGAAGGGCAACGATGAGTTGGAAGCCCTCCGAGACTTCGCCTCCCTCCGCATCCACCAAAATCCTGCCATCTGACACACTAATCCCAGCAACACCGAAAGGTTCCCATCATGGCAACTGCCTTCCACGTCTCCGCAATTGGCGAGTTCCTCCATCCGTGGGTCAACAAGCCCGACACCAAGTTCAACGCCGAGGGTCTCTTCACGGTGACCCTGATCCTCGAAGGCAAGGACGCTGAGTCCCTCAAGGCCAAGATCGACGGCGCGGTACTCCAGGCCCACAACGAGCATGTCGATGACATGAAGCCGGCCATTGCGAAACAGTGGGAGCAGTACAAGCCGTACCGCCCTGAGCTGGACGATGATGGCGAGCCCACCGGCCGCACCCTGTTCGACTTCAAGCAGAACGCCAAGATCAAGCTCAAGGATGGCACCACCAAGGACATCCAGATCGAAATCCGCGATGCCGCCGACAAGGTGATCCGCAAGGCGGTCTACTCGGGGTCTGAAGGCCGCGTCCTGTTCTCCATGCGCTCCATCGTGATGACCAGCTCCAAGCAGGTCGGCGTCCGGCTCGACTTCGCCAAGGTCCAGGTCACCAAGCTGGTGCAGGGTGGCGGTGGACGTGGCTTCGGTGCGGTCGATGGTGGCTACGTGGCGGACGGCGAAGAGCAGTCCTTCGGTGAGGCTCCGGGCGGCGACGATGAGGGTGGGGACTACTAGGATGGAGGCCATCGGTAATGCAACCGCATGGTTCCTATACGCGGCGTGGTGCTTCTGCGCTGGATACGGTTTCGGCTCCATAATGTTCAGCATCTTTGGAGGACTCCTGTGAGATACCTCAAGCTCTCCGTTGCAGTCCTCGCCGGCCTCTCCCTCGCCGTTGTGTGTGGCCTCGTGGTCAACACCGTGTCGGGCAATGAGATGGCCTCCAATGTGGCTGCCGCTGCTGCCGCTGGTCTCGCTCTGTATTCCATCCGGGCCGACATCTAGGCCATGGGGGTCTCAACCAAGAAGTGGACGGCGGGGGCTCCCAACAAGGGCCGCCGCTATCCCGTCCGTGCGGCCGCTCCCGAAGACATCGGGCTACGCCACGGCTTCCGCTCAGGCCTTGAGGAAACCAACGCCCGCGTCCTTGAGGGGATGGGGGAGAAGGTCCGCTTCGAGGAGCTGAAGATACCCTACACGGTGCCGGAGACCAACCGCACCTACACGCCGGACTTCGTGCTGACCAACGGCATCGTCATCGAGACCAAGGGCAAGCTGGAGCCCAAGGACCGCGCCAAGCACCTGTTCATTAAGCTCCAGCACCCAGACCTCGACGTTCGGTTCGTCTTTCAGCGGGCCCACGACAAGATCAACAAGGGCAGCAAGACGACCTACGCCATGTGGGCCGAGAAGTACGGCTTCAAGTGGGCCTCACGGGTGATCCCCGAGGAGTGGGTCCGTGAAGCTGGACCGCTGCGCAAACCAGAGGAAGTTCTCAAATGAGCGACAAGAGCGACGGGGGCGTAACCCTCAACGTGACACTGAACGGGCCCATCTTCGGTGTGTTCGCCACGATCTGCGTCTGGGCCATCGGCGCGGGCTTCCTTTGGCTGGCAGTGGTTACAGAAGGTCTGGCATTCCTCGGCCTCATCATGCTGCTCCTGGCCGGCTGCATCCTCTTCATCTTTGGCTGGGCCACCTGGGAGTTCTACCGCTGGGCAGCCCGTGGCTTCAAGTCTGGGTGGTGACCATGCCCAGATGGATTGAAGTAGCCCTTTGGGTGATCGCCGGGTGGGTCCTGCTGCTGGTGGCCTTCTTTGGCCTCCTTGCTCTGGCATTCCTGATAGGCCCATTCGGTCTCGTGCTGGGTGTGACCATGGTGTTTCTCACCTACGTACTCTGGACCCTCGTGGACACCATCATCCCATGAGCCAGATCAAGTACAAGGCCCGCACGGCGACTACCCGCATCATCCTCCACGACAGCCACACAGTGCCCGGAGAGCCGTGGAAAGCTCTGGCCCGTGATGGCGGCCTCAAGATGGGGCTCCTCGGCATCGGCTACCACTTCATCATCGAGCGTGATGGTGGACCGATTGAAACCCGCGAGCGACACCTCATTGGGACCCACACGCCGGGCCACAACATGGACTCCATCGGGGTCTGTCTCGTCGGCGGGAGGGACCACTTCCCTATGTCCGGAGGCTTCCAGCCCAGCTTGGAGCACACCGACAACTTCACCCTTGAGCAGCGCCACGCCCTGTTCGACCTCGTGCTGGAACTCCGAGCCACCTTCGGCCCGATCCCCCTCCTCGGCCACACCGAGGTCCAGAAGTACCGCAACCGGAACCTGCCCCCCTGCCCGTGCATCGACATGGACGACCTCAGGCAGGACCTCGAAGTCTACGCCCTCGAAAGGAGCGCTGCATGACCAAGACCACCTTGAAGGACAGCCTCACCCCCGAGGAAGTCGCCAAGCTCGGGCCCCAAGACCAGCTCGTCCATGAGTACCTGGTGTCGGGCCGTGCGCTCACCACCATGGTTGCCCTCGTGAACCTCGGCGTTGGTTCCCTGAGCCGCCGCATCACGACGCTACGGAAGGCCGGGCTCAATGTGGTGAAGGAGTGGGGGGAGGATCACTTCCAGCGCCGGTACAAGAAGTACTCCGTGCCCAAGCCGGCCGAGGGTGAGGAGAAGGACCATGCGTGAGTTCTTCGATCCCCAGCCCATTCAGCTCGACCGGCGGGAATACGACTACCACACCACGCCGGTAACCTGTTCCACCGAGGTAAAGTCCCACGACAAGATCATGGACGAGATTGTCTACAACGGGAAGAAGATCAGGTCCGCTGGGTTGTCTGGCAGCGTCACGATCACCGTGGAAGGCCGGGACGATTACCGGAAGCATGTCCGGGGCGCCTCACCCTCGGAGGCAGTTCGCAAGGCCATCGAAGAATACGAGCAGCACCTCCTCTATGTGAAGGACACGGCTGACCTCCTCCAGGCCTACCGCGACGGTCGCGTGGTGAACTAACCATGGACCTCTCAGGCCTCAACATCATCGTCTACCTTGCGGGGTTCTTCACCCTGCTGCTCGGCTATTGGTTCGGCCGCTTTGTCCAGAAGCGTTGGCCGCACCGTCACCTACGCCCGTGGAAATGGCGTGACCGTCGCCCCTAACCCCCCCCCTCAACAAGGAACTGACACATGAAGACCTGGCTCCTAGCCGCGCTCTTTGCGCTCACTGCTGCCTTCTCGATCACCTCACCGACCATCGCCCAGGACGCTACCATCCGCATCTGCACCGGGGGCGAGACTGGCAAGTATTACCAGACGGCGGCCGAGATTGGCGCCCAGCTCAAGGGCTCCCTCAAGGTCGAAGTCATCCCGACCAATGGCTCGCTCGACAACTTCCAGCAACTCTCCAGCGGGACCTGTGACGCTGCCATCGTGCAGTCCGATGCCTACGGTATCTTCACGGCCACCAACCCAGCGGCGCGGCTCAACGTCGAGCGTGTGGTCCCGCTGTACGATGAGTATGTCCATCTGGTCTGCAATCGGAACGCCGGCATCCACACTGTGCGGGACCTCCTGAAGAACACCGAGGCCCGCGTCCTGGTCGGCCCCAATGGCAGCGGCACGTCCGTCACCTGGCAGACATGGGGCAAGCAGTCGGAAGGGTACCTCAAGGTTGGCACGGACCCCATTGGTGGAACCCGAGCGATCACCCGCACGGTTGACGGCACGGACGCCAAATGTCTGCTCTTCGTGGCCGGCTTGAAGTCTGGGACGATGAACGAGGTCAACGAGCTGGGCCAAGGCACACTGGGTCTTGTGTCCATTGACGATGGCTCATTCGATGACGTGAAGGACCCCAAGGGCCAGCAGGTATACCGCTTCGTGGACATCCCCGGCGGCACCTACCCGAACCTCCAGAACTACGGAATGTTCGGCGGCCAGTCCAACATCCCGACCCTCGCCATCGGCGCCATCCTCATCGCCAACACGAGTTGGATCGACGCCAACGCCAGTGCCTTCGACGCCTTCTCCTCGGCCTCCATCCGGTGGTCCCAGCAGAACGTCAAGTAGGCGCTAGTAACCCCGTTGAGCGCGGATACGGGCATCAACCGTGTCCAGCAGCTCCGGCGTAAGGGGTGAGGGGGCTGCCACCTGTGGCTCCCTCATCTCCTCTAAGGCTGACCGTCCGTAGAGCCCGATGGCTCCGCCGATAAGGACCAGTCCCACAAGCAGCACCTTGCCGCCGATCCCCTTGGCCATAACCGCTGCGCCCATAATCATTCCCTCCATGTGTCCCTGCAATATCGGGACCTCCACGCCCAGCGTCAAGAAGGACAGCCGGATGACCCATCACGCCCCTATTGAGGACCACGCCCGGTACAACGCCGAGATGGCCAAGAGCCTCCCCGACAAGCTGTTCTTCTTGGACAAGGTGAAGGCGGACGTGTGGGTGGACTTCGGGTGTGGCGATGGGTCGGTGCTGGGTGCCATAGAAGGTGGACTGAAGATAGGCATCGACAGTGATGCAGAGCAGCTCGCCCAGTGCATCGTCGCGGGCAACTCCAAGTTCGGCTTCTACGGGTTTGGCGATCTGGCGCCTAAATGGGTAAGACACCTATCCGAGGGAAAGACCACTGCCGCCATCTTCTCGTCGGTCCTCCACGAGTCCCCCGAGCTTCTCCTCCAGGCCATCGACTTCGGGTTCGACTACATCATCATCCGCGACATGGCGTTGCTCGACTGCTGGCGCGACCAAGAGCGGGACCTCGCCGCCGCCTTCAAGCTCCCTTACTGGGGCACCCCTTCGTGGGAACGGGAGGTGAAGGAGGACTACTTCCAGCTCTCCGCCGAGCACGTCCTCCGAGGATGGCCGCTCCGTGGCTACCAGCCAATCTACTTCGAGCACTCCGCCGTGCCGGCCATTCAGGACCGCATCGAGCGCGACATCGGGATCAGACCCGAGGCACCCACCCACATCAAGGCAATCTGGAAGAAGGTGACGCCATGACCAGCACACGCAGCGCCAAGGAACTCTGGGACCTCTACGTCAACGAGGAGGTGGAGGAAGTTGTATCGGAGTCGGACAGCTCGTACCGCCACGGCACCTACGAGTATATCGTCCTGAAGGATGCCGATGGTCGATACTGGGCTGGGCGCTACACCCTGTCCGGCGATGGGGAGCACAACCAGTGGCGTGATGACAACGAGTACATGTCACCGTGGTCAGAGGTATTCCCGCACAAGGTGGTCAAGGAGGTCACCACCTATCAGGCCCATCCCCAGGTGGTGACGCCATGATCGGCCACGAGCAGTTCCAAGACATGGTGAGGCAGCTCCCGCCAACACGTCCGAGCGACTTCCTGCGCCGGCAGGACTACCACTATGACCGTCACTATGGGTCCGGCGCCAAGCCCTTCAATTACTACTTCGAGGCGGCCCACATCCATGCCCCACCGCGCTCCTATGGCCGGCACGATCCCATCGACCGTGAGATGTACCGGACTCGGGTGACCTTCGAGTATGGCGAGGACTTCGTGAACGGTGCCCCCGTTGGCTACTGGAAGTACTTCGACCTGATGGTGAAGGTGTTTCCGCTGTGAGTCACGACAACGAGGACCTCGCCGGGGAAATCATCTCCAAGGGTCCCTGTGGCGACTGTGGGTCTGACGACAACCTCGTGACCTATGGGGACGGGCACCGCTGGTGCTACTCGCCGGGCTGCGGGAAGAAGACCAGCGTTGAGCTGGATGGCATCACACCCAAAGCGAAGGAGCCCCGCAAGGTGACTGAACCCTCGTCGGCTGTACCCTTCACCACCCAGCACATGGCGGAGGGTCTGAAGAAGCGCGGCCTCAAGCTGGAGACCCTCAAGCGCTACGGCTACTTCAACCACAAGGACGGCGGCAAGGTCCTCCAGATCGCCCCGTACTACAACCAGGCCGGACAGCTAGTCTACCAAAAGTACCGCAACCCCGAGAAGGACTTCTGGTTCACCGAGCTGACAGCGGACGCCCCCAAGGTCAAGGACCTCCAGCTCTTCGGCCGCCATGTGTTTGGCGAGAAGCATGACCGCAAGGTGGTGGTGACCGAGGGCGAGATTGACGCGATGTCGGTCTATCAGGCCATGGGCGGCAAGGTCCCCGTGGTGTCGATCATCTCCGGGGCGGACTCGGCGCTAAACAGCCTCAAGGCGAACTACCGCTGGCTGGACCGCTTCGAGGAAATCATCCTGTGGTTCGACAATGACGAGCCCGGCCAGAAGCCCATCGCGGAGTGTGCCAACCTCTTCACCCCCGGCAAGGTCAAGACCGTCAAGGTTGAAGGCTTCAAGGACGCCTCGGACATGCTCCAAGCGGGCAAGGATGGGGATGTCTACTCGGCCGTATGGGGCGCCTCAGTGTGGGCTCCGGCCGGCATCGTGAACGCGGCTGACTGTGGGGACGACATGCTGGCTCCGGCCGCCGTGGTCATCGGGCAGTACCCCTTCCCGAAGCTACAGGAAGTCACCCTCGGCATCCTCGAACAGGAAGTCGTCTACCATGTGGCCGGCACGGGCGTTGGCAAAACGTCCATGATCGTGGAGCTACAGCACGGGCTCTTGCAGCAGGGCATCAAGTTCGGCGTCATGCGCTTCGAGGACACCCGCAAGAAGACCCAGTTGGACCTGGTGTCCCGTCACGTAGGCGAGCGCCTACACATCACGCAGCTCACCAAGCCGGACCCCCAGCGGCTCAGGGCTCTCCACACGGAGGTCTTCGGTGGGGGGTTGGTGGAGCTGTTCGATCCCGAGACGGCCGACTGGTCCTTCGACTCCATCCTCGGCTACATCCGGTACATGGCCAAGGCGCTCGACTGCAAGGTGATCTTCATTGACCCCTTGTCGTTCATCGTCGCGGCAGTGAACTCGACGGATGAGCGCAAGGCCCTCGATCATGTGGCCTACAAGTTCGCCCAGATGGTGAAGCAGTCCAACATCAACCTCCAGATCACCCACCACCTCAATCGTGGGGACGGCAAGGCGTTCGAGGAGGGCGGTGAGATTAGCCTCAAGAACATCCGTGGGTCGGCTGGCATTGCCAACTTCTCCATGGGCGTCTTCGGCTACGAGCGCAACCAGCAGGGGGACCGCCCTGACCTCACCCGCATCCGTGTCCTCAAGAACCGCTTCGCCGGCTGGACTGGCTTGGCTGACACCTTGAAGTGGAACGAGGAGCGCGGCTCCCAAGACCCAACAGACGAGCCCTATCCCGACAACAAGGACAGCTCCGAGTTCGGAGCAGTGAGCCCCAACACAATCCAGGAATACTAATGGACGAACATCGGGACAACCTCGCCAAAGAGGTCAAGGCACTACGACAGGAAGTCAACGAGCAGGGGGTCCGCCTCACGCTCGCTCAGGCATGGATCAAGCTCTACCAGTATGCCTACGACGCGCTCCTCCACTACGGCGTCAACTACCGGAGCCTCAAGGAATTCGGGGAGAATACGCTCGTGGAGGAGGCCATGCAGATGCCCATCACAGCCGGGCGCAACAAGATCGTTGAGTACCTGGGGAAACTGCAAAATGCCATCCGTGCAGCGGTCAACCGCAAGCAATTCAAAGTCCACTAGGGCCTGGCTGAACTGGTGGGAAATCTCCCCCGTAACTGACCTCACCGTCTACGACCGGGAGCCGGCACCGAGCCTGCTTCTGGATCACCACGGGCGGCCGATACCCAGAGTCACCGACACCAAGCAAGGCTTCACCGGCTTCCAACAATTGAAGGAGCGACCATGAAACTTCGCGTCCTCATCTGCATGGAGAACAGCGGGACCTTCCGTCGAGCGCTTCAGGACCAGGGGCATTATGTGGTCTCGGTGGACTGGCTGCCCTCCACGGACAATGCCGACGAGCTGGAGCCACATGGTGGCCATCTAATGTACACCGAGGTCTTCGAGGTCCTTGAGAAGTTCCCCCTTGGGTTCTTCGACTTCGCCATCTTCCACCCGACCTGTACGCTACACACGGTGGCCGCTGCGTGGGCCTTTAAGGACCCAGACTTCGAGCGGTACCCCGGCGTTGGTTACCACCAGAGGGTCTCTCCGGGGACCCTTGTGGGTGAAGCGAGGCGGACAGCTCGACTGGCTGCCGAGGCGGACAGCTCGACTGGCTGCCGAGGCGGAGCTGGAACACATAAAGCTCCTCCCCATCAAGAAGATCATCGAGAACCCCAAGGGCACCATCCCGACGCGGACATCCTTCGGGCCGACCATCCAAGTCCTCCAGCCCTACGAGCATGGGGATGACGCCTCCAAGGCGACCTGCATCTGGGCGTTCGATGAGCATGGCAACCCGATGCCACATGCGGCCATACCCATTGACCCGGCACTGCGTGTGGCCGGGAGGATGGTGGAGTGGCCCAAGGGCTCCGGCAAGCTCAAGGAACGCTGGGCCAACCAGACGGACTCCGGCCAGAACAACCTCACACCCGGCGCTGACCGTTGGGCGGAGAGGAGCAAGACTTATCCCGGCATCGCCAACGCGGGTGCCCAACATTGGGGAAACCCTGCCACATGGCACATCAATCGCAGCCCGTAGGGCGAGAAGAGCCCTCCTTCGACTGGTTCTTCGGTGAGACCCCCAGAGAGGGACGCCGCCTAGCGTTCGACATCGAGACCGATGGCCTGCTCGACACCGTGTCTGTGACCCACTCGCTCGTCATCAAGGACCTCGATACGGGGGAGGTGTGGAGCTGTGCCGATCAGCCCGGCTACATGGACATCCAGTCCGGTCTCGACCTTCTCCGAGATGCCGCCATCCTCTACGGCCACAACATCGTGGGCTATGACATCCCGGTACTCCAGAAGCTCTACCCGAAGTGGGCCTTCAAGGGCATCGCACGGGACACCTTCATGCTCGCCAAGATGATCTGGCCGGTGGACGCCCTCAAGCAGCTCGACTTCCCAAGGTGGCGCAAGGGGTCTCTCCCCGGCCAGATGATCGGGGCGCACAAGCTGGAGGCGTGGGGCTACCGTCTGG